AAAAAGAAAACTTTTAAGAAAAGATTCCTTTTTTATTTTTATATAATATCTTTTTTTTATAAATTGAAATACTTTAAATAATAAAAACTATTTCAAAATACACTATGACCACAATTATTTCACGTCACCCCATTCTTGATTGTAAGAATGGTGTTCTTCACGAAATGCAACAAAACGGATGCACGATCTTTCCGACCGAATGGAATGTGTGCGAATGTTGTTTATGTGACGGCACTCTCAGCATTGATAATCTAACTGATGACGATTCTTGCCTTAATAAAGCTAATTTTGAGAATGTGATGTCCTTTTCTCCGATTGGGTTTATGGACTGGGTGGATTGCAAGTGTCCCAGTTGTTATTCTTGTGCCCACACTGAGACCATTAATTTAAATAGCTTCTGTTTAAACCAAGACCTTTTTGCCAGGTTTTCAAATGGTGCTATGGTTCATAGCAAAGAATGGTTGTCGTGCGACTGTGACGATTGTTTTACATGGTCACCAGTAAATGATGATGATGTAAAAAATAGATGGGAATGCAGTGATTGTTATGATTTTATAAATGAGGATGAACCAGATGCTTCTAGGCACCGTGAGCTGTGTGATAACTGTCATGAGCGTCTTGCATATTTACATAAATCATTAAACATTAGTCCTGTCAGAAAAGTAAGGGGGGCTACTCTGTTAGACGAAGAGTATATTACAGATGAGGCTCTTAATTTAGAATGGCAAACCATTGGAAAACAGTCGCGATTTTCACGGCGTATTAAAACCAACACATTTGAGGCATGTGATTGTGTGGCATGTCTTCTGCGGCGTCATGACCCGACAATGAATGTAACGGGCTGTTTGCGACATATTCATCGTGATAAATTTGCCGATTGGCTTAAGAAAAATAAACGGGCAATGAAGGCAGCAAAAGAACGGCGTTCTATGTTCAAACGAAACTAACCCCCTTTTGATTAAACTTTTAACAGCAACAAAAAAGTTTTTTAAACCGACATAAATCTTGTAAATCTACATCTCCATCTCCGTCTAAATCTGCTAAAGCCTTATGTTTGAGACCAAGTTGTATTAAATCACTGGCATTATTTATTTTTATTTTACCTTTAGATGCATTTAAAATAAGGTCAATTGTAGCTGGAATAGAGACTTTTTGTAAATCTAGTAACATTTCTTTGATAGGATTTTCAGGAGTGGAAGGAGCAAATTTATTGATAAGCATCCTCAGTGCCGCGAGAGTTAATTGTTTTGCGCGGGAACCACTTAATTGTTCTTTGTCCTTAATTATTTCAACCGTTTCAATAGTGAGTTCAACAATATGCCAGATGGTTGCCATATCAACCGTGGGGGTTCCATCATCGTTTTTCGGTAATTGTTCCTGAACATTTTCTAAAACGGTGGCGATCAATCGTGACATTAAATCTTCGACGGGAATAATTTCAGCCATTTATATAGATTGGGTATATAAAAATTTTATAATCTGTCTATATAATAAATGTGTTGGAATAAAGAGGTATCGTTGTTTACATTTATAGTTATATGTGTTGTCTCTTATAAATTATATGAAAGGAACCTCGAAAATGATAAATTATTGGCATTTTTTATTATTTCATACGGCTCAATGCAATTTTTTGAATTTATCATTTGGCTAGGACTGGAGGAAAACATTAAAAATCTAAATAAACTTGGTTCAATGCTAGCCTGTATATTATTGTATTTACACCCATTAGCAATCATGTGTGGAATAAAATATGACAAATTATATAAATCTTTTAAAAAAAGTACATCCTATACTTTATTATTTATTGCGTCTTTCCTATTTTTATTATATGGAATGTATCGCATTATTTATTATAGTACAACAAAAAATCCCGAATATAAGTTTTTATCTTATTCTGATAAAAACAACCATCATTTAGTGTGGGATTTTCCGAACGATTACTATATCGTCCTAATATTATCTTTACTAATTTCTGTATTTATATATCAACAAAATAAATTATTTTGGTTATGCACTATGCTGTATTATTTTTTGCCTATACTTTTTATATATCTTACAAATGATTATGGAAGTAAAGGAAAAATGTCGAATGGTTCATATTGGTGTTGGTACGTTGCTATATTTTCGTTCCTATTGTATTTTATTAATCCGAAAATTCAAAACAATAAATAATGATATTTCTTAAAAGTTTTATTTTTTGATTAAAAAATATGTTAATAACATTTGACCTATTACAGTATAACACCATATAGCTGGTTGTTCATTTTTATTAGTCGACAAAAGTAACCCTAAATATGGTCCAGTTAATAATAAGGCTAAAATGGGTTTTAATTGAAAAATTGTTAATGCTGGTATTACCCACATAAAAAAATGCAGTCCAATACTAGGACTAAACCAATTTTTACCAGCTGCGCGCAAACGAATATTCCATGCGATATGTTTCTCTCCAGAAACCGCACATGTTTGTTTACCACATAAGGGCTCGTTTGCAATATCACATAAAGCAGTATCATTAACAAAAAATACACGACTTGCTAACAATAAGCCAGCGAAAAAGGACATATATATGAATATAAAATTCGGTTTTTTTGTAAAAGCAAACAACCATAAATTAACAAATAATGGTTGAAAACATATATGTATATATCCAAGTTTGGTTAAAAAAACATTATATTTATTATGACATTCATTTATTACTTTGTATTGAAAAAATTGTATTATTTCCATAAGTGCAAAATACCCGACACCAATCCCCGCATATATATTTTTTTTTGAGAAATATAAACCAAATAAAATTCCTGTGATACCAATTGCTAATGAAATATTTTCAGAAAAACACATATATAATATGATATATAATTATTTTTTGATTTAAAAGTTTTTTTAAAGTACAACTGTGTCTTCTGAACCAACAGTACTGTAATCACCAGTTACCATTTGCATCGAATAATCTTGAGATGAAGACGAATAAGACGTGGCACGAGCCGTGCTTGGGACATGCATCCTATCAATTTGGTGTGGTTCTGAGTATCGTGGACGCTCAAGTGCAGAAAAATCACACAAATTATACGCACGCTGTAGTCCCTGAGCATTAAGGCGAGCATTAACAAACATATATCCTATGCTTGCGCTGGTAGACAAACTCTTGATTGCCGCATAGATGTCATCACACAAATCTTGCATAAATTGTTCACAACCAGAATTGTAATGCAATGTTTCCCATCGCTTTAAGCTCTCTAAAAATTCAATTAAAATACCTTCTTGAGAGCGAGAGTATGGGATTTCGGCGACTAACATTTGTCGTGTTTCGTACAGTAATTCCAGTGCCTTTTGGCGCCACCAAAATTTCAAAACACCGCAATTCGGATAGTTAATGCCTCCACTGAGCATATGTGAGTTTAAGCGTATATCGCTGTATCCATTTGACTCGCAATTGGACTTGTTAGCATTAAATATAATTCTAATATTTCTATGTGATGCCCGTTGTTCGGGCTTCGGGTGGTCCATGCGAATATGAAATGTCTTTTCAACCTCAATTGGTAGTGAGGTGAGAGTAAGACTGGTCTCCCAAGTGTTTGTTGTATAATCGTATATTTCCCCATATTCGGTTGTAATCGTGATTGAATGAACATATTCCTTCACAACTTCATTTGCAATCTCGCCATAGACATAGCCAGCATTTTCTGTATTTTCTACAAAATAATAATTAGATAATGTAATATTATCCGAAAGTTTTTGAATAAACGTTGCATTATGATCAATGCCAAAACCTACAAAGAATACACGTGGGGGTGAACGAGACTCTGATGAGGAGAGGTTCAGGGGGTGAAGACACTTTTCGGTGATGGTATCTATATTTCGCGATCCAGAGGTTATGTTGCCATCAGTCATGAATATATGAACAATCCGTTCATTTTCAGAATAATTTCTGGTAATAATTTCTGATGCTTCATCAAAAGCAGCTCCAAAATTAGTAGAACCGCGTGTCTCTATGGGTTCAACATAGTTGGTGTAGATAGTTGGGCTTTCTGCATCATTAATATTATAATGCTCACAATAAACCGTTGTTTCATGATCAAAACCTATAATAGTGATAAAATGAGGGACCTGAACTGTGCTAAGGGTTTTCAAATAAGTGATGAGATTTCGCAACATATGTTTAACATTATCCATTTTACTTTTTCCCTTGTGTAAATCTCCCATGGAACCAGAGCGGTCGACAGTTAAAACCCAATGGAGTGATTGTGGATTTGTTTGAGGGGGATTATTGGGCATTTTTACGGTTAGAACACCAAAATTTTTATTCATAAAATGAGGATCGCTGCTATGAGCACCGAGAAACTCGTCACCCAGATTTTCGCGAAGATAGGCTTCCACATCTAATTGTTGATTTATGGGTAAGAGAAATTCGTGTAAAACAGAAGGGATCCCAATGGTGGTATCTGTGAAGCTTTGTGTGGTCATGGTATGGTATAATAAAATTGATTTATACTAATAATATAAATCAATTTTTAGATTTTTAGATCCACGGTAATTCTTCGGAAGTAGTGGGCAATGGTATGGGATTAATATAATTTCTGGATTCATAATTATGTAAATGCTTCATAAGATCTACCGTAGCAATTTGTTCTTCCAACATTGAATAATGTGTTAAAAACGTCTCTTCTGAATTGGGGATTGGCATTGAAACACGAAGAGTGGTGTTTTGTAATTGTTCTATAACAAATTGAGTGGGATGGTCCTTCTTATAAAAAAAACATCTTTTTTTATTCGTTTTTCCAAAATGCCAATTATGTTTTTTAAACTCGGATAAAATTTCTTTAACTGTAAATTCGGAAATCATATAATATATTTATTTATTATATCGTTTTTAATCTATTTATTTTATATATATTATGGAGGAAGCTTCAGGTGGGAGTCGAACCCACAACCTCTGGTTTAGAAGACCAGCGCGCTTCCATTGCGCCACAAAAGCAAATCGCTCCCAACTGGGATTGAACCAGCGACCTATCGGTTAACAGCCGATCGCTCTACCAGCTGAGCTATAGGAGCCAAATAACAATAACAATAATAATATACCTTTCATAAAGGTATCACGCCAACATATACCTTTCACAAAGG